TGCGACCGACTCTATCCAGGCATTAAAAAAGCCACCTTGCAGGGCTATCACTGGGGCTTCAGCTTCAAGACAGCTCAATTGGCAAGAACAATTAACGCTCCCGTAAACGAATATCTGTACGAGTATTCCCTGCCATCCGACAGGCTGGGGTCTATTTACCGTGTTTACAACAGCACAAGCGTAGGCGCTCCCACAGTCAAAGACTGGGAGATTATGGGCGACAAGATCGTTACCAACTACGAGACTGTTGTTGCAGATTATCAATATCTGGTTGATGAGGCGGCAATGCCAGCTTACTTCATCCAGCTACTCAAATACATGATGGCTTGGCATCTGGCCGAGCCTATTACTGACCAAGTTGCCAAGACGCAATACTGGCAGTCTGTTGCCGTCGGCTCACCAAGCGAGAACAATCGTGGTGGCTACTTCCGTACCGCAGCAGGCATTGATGGTCAGGGCAACCCGACACAAGCCTTTGAAGATTTCAGTCTGATTGATGTGAGGTACTAATGACCCGCATCGTCCAAATCCAGACGAACTTTGCCAGCGGCGAGATTGATCCGCTGTTGCGGGCGCGTGTCGATCTGAATCAGTATCAGAACGGCGCAGAACGGCTTGAGAACGTCTTGGTGCAACCGCAGGGTGGTGTACGTCGCAGAGGCGGCATGAAGTACCTCTACGAGCTTCCTAGCGCGGCTAACCCACAAGACGGCACGCGGTGCATCGCTTTTGAGTTCAGCGTTGATGACCACTATATGTTAGTGTTCACTAACCAGCGGATGTACATCTTTAAGAACCGTACGCTGATTACAGACATCAACGGTACTGGCGACGACTATCTGGCTGTGTCTGCTGTGACAAGTAGCATCCTGTCCACGATGTGCTGGACTCAGAGTGCTGACACTTTGATTATCACGCACAAAGACATCAACCCCGTCAAGATTGTCCGTGGCGCAACAGATGCTTCATGGGCTGTTAGCGACCTGGCGTTTGACAGTATCCCAACATACGCCTTTACGCTATCAATAAGCAATCCTGCGGCAAGCATCACACCATCAGAGGTTAGCGGCAGTATCACGCTCACTGCAAGCTCTGCTATCTTTAGCGCGGCTTATGTTGACCAGTACATCAATGTGTCTCCACAGGGTCGATGCCGTGTGGTGTCTTACATCAGTACTACCAAACTAGAGGTTGTGACTGAGATTCCACTGTTCAGTACAGACGCCATATCAAGCGGGAATTGGGAATATGAGTCGGGCTACGAAAGCGTCTGGAGTGTATCAAGAGGATGGCCTCGCACTTGCACGTTCCATGAGGGCCGCTTATTTTTCGGTGGCTCTAAGTCGCGTCCGTCAACGATGTGGGGCAGCAAGGTTGGCCTGTTCTTTGACTTCAAGCCTGACCAAACTTACGACGACGATGCGGTTGAAGCAACACTAGACACCAACAGCCTGAACATCATCACCGACATGATTAGTGGTCGGGACTTGCAAGTGTTCACAACGGGTGGTGAGTTCTATGTGCCCCAACAAGGTCTGGAGCCAATCACGCCGTCTAACTTCTTTGTAAAGGCTGTGAGCCGTAATGGTTCGCGTGAGGGTATCCGAGTCCAGCAATTGCAGTCTGGCACGCTATACATTCAGCGCCAAGGCAAGGCACTCAATGAGTTCCAGTACAACGACACAACCTTGTCCTACATCAGCACCAGTATCAGCTTGCTGTCTAGCCATTTAATCAACAACCCGATTGAGTTGGCGTTGCGTAAGGCAAGCAGTACAGAAGAGTCTGACTCGCTGTTGATGCTAAACGGTGACGGAACAATGTCTGTTTACTCGATTCTGCGTCAGCAAAACGTTGTGGCTCCAAGTCGCATCGTTACGAACGGACAGATCAAAGACGTTGGTGTTGATATTGAAGACATCTATTCAGTCACTAAGCGCACGTTTGACAGCGTTGATGGTTATTTTATCGAGGTCTTTGACACATCAAGCCTGACAGACTGTTCGTTCCAAGGTGGCGCGGCAGCGGGTGCAAGTAGCCTGCCGCATGAGGGCGCATCGGTAAACGTGATTACTGATGGCAACGTGCTGGCTAATGAGACAGTGACTAGCGGTGCGGTAACATTTGACCGCCCTAGCACGACTAGCTACGAGGTTGGCTTGGCGTTTAACGTGGTTATCAAGACGTTGCCGTTTGAACCGCGGATGTCTGTCGGTGTGCGCACAGGCTTTAAGAAGCGTATCTTGGAAGTCAATGCTTTATTGTATGAGACTCAGCATTTGATTATCAATGATGTGCTGGTTCCGATTCGCACGCTAGATACGCCTGGAACGTTAGATCAATCAACTATTGAGTTTACTGGCACTAAGGTAATCAACGGCTTGCTTGGTTACACTCAAGATGCACAAATTACGGTAAGCCAAAACTTACCATTGAAGCTGACTTTGCTTGGACTTGAGTTCAAGATGTCAGTCTACGGGGGAACATAATGGCAGCAATAGCAGCATTTGCGGCACAGAACGCAGCAACATTGCAGGTAATCGGCTCTGTTGTCAGCGCCGTTTCCACGCTATCTCAGGCATCTGCACAAGCACAGCAGTACAGGATTCAAGCCCAACAAGCTGAGTTACAAGGTCGCCAAAATGCTTTGCAGTACAGCCGACAGGCAGTTCAAGTGTTAGAGCGTCAGCAGATGTTGGCTGGTGCAGTCCGAGCAAGAGCCGCCTCTGGCGGTATTGACCCGTTTACTGGTAGCCCAATGACCATTCAGCAAGTTGATGCGATGAAGGCTGGCGAAGAATACGGCATTGCACAAGACAACGCACAGATGGCTATCTATGGTGGCTTGGCTCAATCACAGAGCTTACAGTCTGCCGCAAGCACAACGATGACCACAGGCTTGCTTTCTGCTGGAGGCAACTTGCTGTTGGCTGGCGCTAAGTATGGTCAAACAATGACGCCTAAAACATCAAATGTTGGCGGCTATGCAACGTCAGGGCCTTTCTAATGGCAACACTACCACGCTACCAAAACTTAGGCGTTCAGTACGCTGACTTGCCTAAAATATCTACTGCGGCGCAACAGGCGCAGGTGCAGGGCTTTGAAGTCTTGAACCGTAGCTTAGACCGCATGACTTCTTACTTCCAGAGCCAGGCTGAGACTGAAGCCAAGAAGCAAGCTAAGAAATATGCTGTTGAAAACCCGTTGACTGATGAGCAAGTCCAACAGGCAATGGCAGACCCATCAGCGTTGAAGGTTGAGGGCGCTGGCTCGACCTTCCAAGAGACATACCAAGCGTATGCCGCAAGCCAATTGTCTGCCGACTTGCAGCTAAAAGCAAGTCAAGAGCTTAGAGGAATTGAGCAAAAATTTATTAACAACGAAATTGATGTTAATAGCGCGACTCAGTTAATTAAAGACTTGATGGACGGTCAGTCAGCAATGATGAACGCCATCAGTCCAGAAGTTTCTATTCAGCATCGAGCCGCCGCCGCAACGCTTGCAAAAACAACGTACAACAAGATTCTTGATTTAAAGCAAAAAGAAATCGAGTCAATGTACAAAGCCGAATACTCGGTTGCATTAGAAAACCTGCCAGCTCGACTTGAAAGCGTTATAAGACAGAACGCATCCGCTGTTGACAGCAACGGCAAGCGCATAAACATAGAGGCACTTCTTGATCTTGAAGTTAAGCCGTTTCTTGGCGCTACTAGATTATTCACAGACGGCAGTGGCAGTGACATTGTAAAAGCAGCATATAAAATAAAAAACGAGGCAAAGGTCGGCGCTTTGTCTGGCTTAATGCAAGACCGCAACTTTGCGCCTAATTCGATTGAAGCCTTAAAGAGAATGCGGAAAGGTGACTACGGGGACTTGACGCCCGTGTATAACGGCTTGGATCAGGCAAGCAAAGACAAGATTCGTACGAGCATCATCAAGGGATTTGCAGACGAAGAGTCTTTGCGGAACATCAACGAAAAAGAACTTAAGGCTGAAAACAAAGCAAAAGCCAATACGCTTAAGATTGAGCTACTGCGACCAGACACACCAGCAAAGCGCCAGCGCCAGATTGTTAATGAATTGGTTGGCATGGATGAAATGACGTTTGAGCAGGCAGACAAGCACCTCAACGGCGAAGAGGGTAAGGGCGATGTTGGTCTTTACTTGCAGTTGAATGACCAGATTTCGCGTGGCGTTTTGAGTAGCCTTGGCAACTTGGCTATGTACAAAGACCGTTTAAGCAGGGCTGAGTACAAGACGCTTGGTACATCGTTGACTAGCACTCAGGGTAGCCAAGCCGTCAAGATGATTAACCTAGAGGCAGGCATCCAAGAAAACGCCTTTGTGACTGAAGATCAAAAGGCAAAGAAAAAGGACTTGCTTGAGCTGTACACGGAAGAGCTAAACAAGACTACCGTTGACGCCAATGGTGTTGGCGTGTTTGTGACCCCAACAGATGCCGCTGAAAAGGCTATTGAGCGTTACAACAAGTCAAAAAAAGAAGACAAAAAAGCAAAGGCTATTGATAAAGCTAGAACGCAGATTACAAAGGTTTTAAAAGGTAAAAAACTAACCATGCCTAATCTGCCAATTGAAAGCATTGATTTCAGTAAGATCAAAGGCTTGACTGCTGATGAAGCGGCAGCTTTAAACAAAGCCCGCGATGACGCAATGAAAGTACGGTAATCATGGATATTGAAAAAGCCATCAACGACGACTATCAGGCGCTGTTCTATCCAGAGCCTATGCCAGACATGACTGGTGCAGAACCAGAGGCATTGCCAATGGAAGCGCCAGCGGGTAGTCAGGCTGTAACGCCTGCTGAGTTTGGCATGGACGTTGGCAACTTGGTTAAAGGCGTTGTCACTGGCGCGGCTGGTCTGGCTGGCGATGTGCTGTCTATTGGCCGTGGCTTGTTTGAGATTGGTCGCCGTGGTGGTGATGAGTCTGCTGTTGATGCTTTTTTAAAGGGTATGGAAGCTGGTACTTTTGTGCCGACTACGGAAAACATCAACCAATGGATTGATGAGAACGTCGGATTGCCAGAGCGCATGAAGGGTGACTCAGTGCCTGGCTTTATTGGTGAAGTTGTTGCCCCAGGTAGCGTGGCTACAAAAGTTATAAAAGGTGGCGTAAAGGGCGGCAAAGCTGTTGGGAAAGCTCTTGTTAATGAGGCGTCTAAGCAGGTAGAAAATATGTTAGACAAGCAGGGACTAATTTTAAAGTTTGGCCCCGACGCAAAAGTCCAAATACCAACATCTCCAAAAATTGATACACCCGCGTTTCAGAATTGGTTTGGCGACAGCAAAGTCTTAGATGCTGAAAACAAACCTTTGCTGATGTATCACGGCACAAACAAGGGCGGCGATGAGGGGCTTGATTTTTTTGATACATATTCAAGCCGACACGGATTATTTGGGCAAGGCTCTTACTTCACAGATAACGCTGAAGTAGCAAGCTCATACACAAAGAAGGGCAAGGGACAAAACCCAGCCGTCTATCCTGTTTACCTTTCAATCAAAAACCCTATTGATATGGACGCTGCGGCTGACCCAAATGTCTGGCTAAAGGCGTTTCCAGATGGTCAGGATTACTTCCCAGAGTCAGGTACAAACGAGCAGTTTTACAGGGGCATGGAAGAGTTTTTTATAGATGAAGGCTACTCTGCGGCTGAAGCCCCAGGCGCAATGATGGAGACTTTAATGGAAATGGGATACGACGGCATTACCCATATTGGTGGCGGCAGGGTCGCTCAAGATGGCGTTAAGCATCGTGTGTATATTGCATTTGAGCCAGAACAAGTCAAGTCCGTGTTCAACAAAGGCACGTTTGATCCTAAAGACCCTCGAATCCTAAACAGTGGCGTTGGTATTGCAACTGGGGCTGGTTCGGCTACAATGAGCGAAGAGCAAAAGGCTAAATAATGGCGATTAAACCCATTGACATCCGACTGGATGAATTAAACCAAGCCAACGCTGATATTGACCAGCGTGCTGACTTGGCGTCTACTGCTCCATCTGTCGAACAAGCACAGCCAGACTTCCCTGAAGAAGGCGTTCAAGTAGCTGGATTAGGTTCTGCTTTAAAGGGCGCGCTCAAGTTTGGCAAGAAGGTCGCAGAGCAGGTTGCAGAGGTCGAGATTCGCAAAGCCCCGACGCTGACCAAAGAAGCTCAAGACGCCGCTGACATTCAAGACTTGCAAAAAGCCACTGAGTTGACTGGCACGGCTACGCCAATGGAAGCCGCTGTTGCTGGTAAGGTTGAAGTAAGCAAAGACGCTGGCATGACGCCAGAGGCCGTTGTTACCGAGCGCCAAGCTCAGATTGACAAGCGTGCTGGTGTAGAAGCGGCAGCAGAAGTGCCGCCAAAGACTGCGTTTAATCTGCCCTTGATGGAGACAGAGGAATCAGTCAAGTCTACCGTTGAAGCTATCAACCAGATGGCTGGCATCAAGACGGCAAAGATTACGTTTGATGACGTTGTAAAGAAGGCTGAAGAATCTGGCATCGGCATCAAGTTTATCAACGATTTGGTAAAGAACAAGCTGGCTGTCAACCCAGAGAACACATACAAAGTTCTGAACGCGATGACAGAGAGCGCCAAGAAACTCGATGACTTGGCAAACAAAGTTGCAAAAGGCGATGCGTCGCCAGAGGAGGCGGCTGAGTTTGCTCAAACGATTCACTTCCACTCTGTATTACAACAAAGCGCCAAAGGCTACCAGACTAACGTGGCGCAGTCATTGGCTGTCATGCGGATACCTCGCGCTGGCCTTAATGATGTCGGTGAGATATTGCAAAGCGTTGGCGGCGACTCGGACATCACTCGGTTTGCCCAGGCATTTATTGATTTAAAAGACCCAATGTCGCGGGCAGAAATGATCCGCAAAGCCGCACAAGGCAACGCTTGGGAAAAGCTGTACACGGTTTATGTGAACGGTTTGCTATCTCGCCCAACCACGCACATCAAGAACGCACTATCCAACACGGTGTTTGTCCCTTGGCGCATGGTAGAACGAGGTATGGCCTCTGGGATTGGCGCATTGCGTCAGTCAGTTGGAGTCGGTACTGGTGACGTCTATAAGTTTTCTGAAGTGCCAGCAATGTTGGCATCAACTGGGGCGGCTTGGCGAAATGGCTTGGCATTGTCTGCTCATGCTTGGAAGACTGGCGTGCCAAAGGGCTGGAAAGACCCAGCAAAGATTGCCCGTCAACAGTCACGCATGGATGTGTTTAATTACAAAGCAGATGGCTCTTTGTTAAGCGCAAGCATAAAGGCTTTGAACTATGTAACGACCTTGCCTGGTCGGAGCCTTCTCACGGCTGATGAGTTCTTTAAAGGCATTAACTACACGCAAGAGTTGGCCGCTGAAGCGACGCGGTTGCAGATAACAACTTTTGATGACGCGATCAAATCTGGCTTATCTACGCAAGATGCTATAAAAAAAGCGGAGGCAGCTACTGCTGACTTTTTGGCAGAGCCTCCAGATTATGTGCAGAACTTGGCTGAAATAGGAACATTTACGCAAAAGGCAGAAGGTCTTGCTGCAAAGATGCAGGTTGATCCATCAACACCAATGGGCTTTGCTTTTAGGACGATGGTTCCATTTATTAACACGCCAATGAATATCATGGGCGAGGTTGTTGCAAGAACGCCCCTTGGTGCCGCTAGTAAAGACTTGAGGTCTGTTTTAAATCCGCTGAATAGAACGGCAAAAGCAAACAAAGCGTCAGATATAGCAATGGCTAAAGTTGGCCTTGGTGGTGGCGCATTGTGGATGTTCACGGAGGCCGCATCCAATGATAAGTTGACTGGTTCTGGCCCTGGAGACAGAGGTCAATATGACGCCATGATCCGACAGGGCTGGCAGCCATACAGCTATGTGATGAACTTTGATGCAATTGACGATGACGTTCGTCAAGCACTATCAAAGATACCAAGCTCAGTCCGTTTTGGCACTGGAAATTACAAGGGCAAGGTGTTTATTAGCTATCAAGGATTGGAGCCTATTGGGGCTTTGATGGCAATGTCTGCTGATTACTATGACTATGTAAAGTATGAAGGCGATGACAGCCGAGTAAATGCTGCTTTTGGTGGACTTGCTTTTGGCTTTGCGACTTACATGATGGAGTCACCATTCTTCCAAGGCGTTCAAAATATGTCGCAAATTCTTGGAGGAAGCTCTGGTAATAGCAAGGCTGAGTTTGTTGGCAGGATCAACATGATTGCCAAAACTTTTACAGAGATTGCAGGTAAATCAATACCCGTTCCAGGACTTGGAATTTTGAGCGGAGCTAAAACCTCTATCAAAGAAAAGTTTGATCCAGTTATGAGGGACTATCAGGCAGACCCTAATTTACCTGCTGGTTTAAAAGGTCTGATGGATGGTTTTAATAAAATCAGAGCAGAGACTCCAGGGTTGTCAGAAGGTCTGCCACCCAAGCTGAATATCTGGGGTGAGCCAAGCTCTTATGAGTACGCCTACGCACCTTGGCGTATGAAAGAAGGCAAGCAACGTCCTGTTGACCAAGCCTTGATCCAGCTTAATGCCAACGTCAGTATGCCATCTAGGGAAATCAGTGCAAAAGACCCAAGCACTGGCATCAGCACTTCTGCCAAATTGACCACTGAGGAATACAATGAAGTATTGCGAATCGCCAATGAAGAGTTTGGCTTAGAGGACAGCGTGATGACTGTCATTGAAGCTATCGAACTAGACGCTGGGAACGGCGATTTGATCCGTTATCAACAGGCGGTCAAGAAGGTCTTTACTGATACGTTCTCTGCGGCTAAAGATAAGCTGCTGGGTGATAGCCAATACAGCGATGCTATCCAGAAACGTATTAGCGACAGGGCAGAACAATTGAAACAATTTGGACAAGGGGCTAGATAATGACATATCCAATTTCTGATGTAACACGACGCATCGTTTACTCTGGCTCTGCTGGCGTTGGCCCGTACAGCTTTGCTTTTGAAGTGCTTGAGCAGACCGACATCGCGGTCTACAAAAACACATCATTACTCACACTTACTACCGATTACACAGTAACCATCAACGTAGATGGCACTGGCAGTATCACGCTGGTATCAGCAGCTACTGAGGCAGATCAGATCACAATCGTTGGCGACCGAGCAGTAGCCAGGTCAACAGACTTTGTGACTGGTGGTGACTTGTTTGCCAACAGCCTGAACGACGAATTTGACAGCTTGGTTATCTTTACTCAGCAAGTTGATGAGAAGGCTGACCGAGGCTTAAAAGCCCCTGTGACAGATCCAACAGATGTCAACATGGAGTTGCCTGCCAAGGCTACCCGTAAGGGCACTGTGCTGGCATTTAACGCTACTACTGGCGATCCAGAAGCTGGCCCAACAATCGCAGATACACAGTCTGTTGCAGACAGTATTGCGGATATTGGAACGGTTGCTGACAACATTGCTAGCGTCAATACAGTCGCTGGCAATATCGCCGACGTCAACACCGTTGCTAGTGATAGCGCAGCTATTCAAGCACTAGCCCCAATCACATCGAACCTAACTACAACTGGTTTAGAAATGGGTTCTGGACAAAATATAAGCCTGCCGTATGGTACTGCTATATATTTGGGTGACGACAATGACTTAAGGATTTATTCTGGCGGTAGTGGGAGTGGTTATATTAACTATACTAAGCCTGCTGGTATCTTATACATTACTGGCGGGGACGATTTAGTTCTTCGCACAAGTAACTTTGAAAAAGGACTTGTTGCAAATACTGATGGCAGCATAGAGCTGTACTATGATAACGTTAAGAAGTTACAAACAACTTCTACAGGTGTTGATGTAACTGGCACGGTGGTCGCTGATGGGTTGCAATTAGACGGCGGCACAGCGAACGGAGTTACCTACCTCGACAGCTCCAAGGTGCTTACCTCTGGCAGTGCGCTGACGTTTGATGACTCAACAAAGATGTTGACCATTGATGCAGCCATCAAGCCTATTCTGCGCTTGGCTGGCGATGGCAACAATGCTGACAACACGGTCTATGGTGAGATTCAGTTCTACAACAAAGATTTAAGCCGTGCCGCACCAAACACAGCCGCATCTATTCGCGCGCTATCTGCTGGCAGTTTTGGCAACGGTGGTCAGCTAAGTTTTAGCACAAGCCCGTATGAAGAGACGACAGAAGGCGCTGCGCCAATCCAGCGTTTCTTTATTGACGACAATGGCAATGCGTTCTTCTACAGTAAGAGCGGGACGTATGGTTCTTTTTATTGGGACAGCGACGACACAATAGTTAACATCTCTGCGACAGGTGTTGCTGGTGATGGCGGCGATAATGCAACGTTGCAACTTGGGGCAAAAGAAACCGCTGAAATAACGTTCACATCGTTTACAGGTAAGAGCCTAAAGATTCAACTTGATGAGACTGCTGGAGTCGGCCTTCAAAACGCCAAAATAACTCACTCAAACGGGTTGTCTATCTATAGCGGTTCATCAACGAACAACGCTCTTTTTTACTCTACGGGCAACGTAAGTTTGTCAAATGGTGCTTTAAGCACTGACTATGCCACTGGCAATGTAACTATTGCTGGTAACTTGACCGTACAAGGCACAACAATAACGCTTGATAACGCCACGGTGCAGACGTTCACATGGGGCGACAACGACAAAGCAATCTTTGGTGCTGGCTCTGACTTGCAGATTTACCACGATGGCACGACTAGCAAGATTGATGGCGCTGTTACATTGACAAGCAACGTTACCCTTGGCGATGCCTCCACCGATACTGTGACGGTGAATGGGTATATGGGGGTTGGGGGTGCAGTTGATTCATCTAGGGGGTTGAATGTCGTAAATTCTGCGCTGACAGGCACGTCACAAATTGGCATTGCTTCTCTCGTAACTGGTACATCTGCCGCTACCACACTGATCCGTGGGGTTGCTGCGAGAGCAGACACTGCTGCTGCTGCGTATACAGCGTCCGATGTTGTGCAGTTTTACGCAATCAACTCAAACAAAGGTGCTGGCTCAACCATCACCAACCAGCACGGCGTCTACATCGCTGACCAAACCCAAGGCACCAACAACTACGGCATCACATCCCTAGTCTCCAGCGGCACTAACAAGTGGAACATCTACGCCAGCGGGACTGCGGATAACTACTTTGCTGGGAATGTGGGCTTGGGTGTTACTCCTAGTGGTTCATACAAGCTGGAGGTTGCAGACGGTGATGCCTCCATCCAAGGCCTCACCATAGGTCGAGGCGCAGGTGCTGTGTCCACCAACACTGCGGTGGGTGCAAGTGCGCTGGCGGCAAACACCACTGGAGCTAGCAACACCGCTATCGGTGAGTCAGCGCTGAGTACAAACATAACAAACAGTTTCAACACCGCCGTTGGTCGAAATGCACTGCAAGATAACACCGCAACCGCCAATACAGGAGTTGGCTATGGCGCTGGTCAAAATATCACAACGGGTAGCTTTAATACGCTTTTGGGCTACACAGCAGGAAATACTCAAACCACAGGTAGCGGCAATTTCATTGCTGGTTTTCAAGCTGGCTGGTTTTTAACAACTGGTTCCAGTAACGTGTTGCTTGGTAGAAACGCTGGTTATCGGGCCTCTTACAATCCGTCTATCCCACCATTTTTCTTCGATACGGGCATACAGACAGCAAGTGGTGCTGTAATTGTTGGCGATGGAGCTGGTGCTTATGCTAACGGTATAAACACCATTGTCGGTTATCAATCACACAGCAAAAATGGGATTGAAAACGCCACGCTTGGATACCAAACTCTTGGTTATTTTTATGTCCCACTCTACGGTTCCGTAGGCACCAACTCATACAACGTAGCTGTCGGGCATCAAGCATTGAGTTTAGCAAACGGTGTTATATACAGTACGGCTGTAGGACATAAAGCGTTGTACTCAGCAAACGCTGGAGATTATAATACCGCTATTGGTGCTTCTTCATTATACGCAAACACCAATGGGGCTAGTAATACTGCTACTGGCTATAATTCATTATACTCTAACACCACAGGAAATTATAATACCGCTATTGGTACTAACGCATTACAATTAAATACCACAGGAGTTTATAATACTGCGGTTGGTGTGAGTGCTTTGGGGAGCAACACCACAGGAGGTTATAACAATGTTTATGGTAGCGGGGCATTAAATTTCAATACATCAGGCGGTGCTAACAGCGCTTTTGGTTATCAAGCACTGTATGACAACACAACAGGCACTCAAAACGATGCTTTTGGTAATCAAGCACTAGCTAACAATACAACGGCAAACTACAACAGTGCTTTTGGCAATGCTTCTTTGTATAACAACACAACTGGTCAATACAATGCAGCACTTGGTTATAAAGCTTTGTATAACAGCACAGGCTCTAGCAATACAGCACTAGGATCACAGCTCACAACAGCGGGTACTTACTCACCTGCATTTAATTGTACAACCGAATCTAATAGAGTATCAATTGCACACACTGGTGTAACTAATGCTTATATTCAGGTTGCATGGACTGTTGTCTCTGATGAAAGAGATAAAACAAACTTTGCTCCAGTACCTCATGGCTTGTCATTTGTTACGCAGCTAAAGCCAGTGGCTTATCAATTCCGTGTTGATCGGGATAGTGAAGAAACAAACGGTGGTGTGCGCTATGGATTTAAAGCGCAAGACATTCTGGCTCTTGAGGGTGAAAATCCCGTAATCATTGATAATGAAGACGAGGATAAGTTGCGATATAACGGTGAGTCTTTGGTTCCAGTGCTTGTCAATGCAATTAAAGAACTGAAGGCAGAACTGGATGCGGTTAAAGCTGAACTTATTTTACTGAAAGGAAACTAAAATGTTTGACGAACTGACCGAAGAACAAAAGATTGCTCAACACTACAGCGCTGCGATGGATAGTGTGAACCTCATCAACGCTGGCAAGCCAGAAGATATGTCAGATGAAGATTGGGCAGATTGCTTGGAGCGCAACAAAGCGCACTTGAAGATTATGTTAGCAAAAGACTTCTGGACGACAGAGGATTTGAGTCCTCTGCAATCCGCTAGTATTCTGGGAGATTAAATCATGGCTACATTTACATGGACAATCAGCAACCTAGAGCGCAATACAGCCGATGGCTTTGTAACGCGGCTCGCATTGAAGAGTTAAAGGCTCCAAAGACTGCCGCAGGCGTACCGTGGTAAACGCGAAGCCACCACGCGACTTTGGTGGCAAACTGAAAGGAAGTCAAAATGGCTGAGAAAAAAACAACGCCTATTTCGATTGACGGTACTGAGTACCAATTTGAAGACCTGACCCAAGAACAGCAAATGCTGGTCAACCATGTCGCCGATTTAGATCGCAAGCTGGCATCTAGCCGCTTTGCAGTCGATCAGCTACAAGTTGGGCGCAATGCTTTTATGGAAATGTTGACTAAATCTTTGGCGGTAGAAGAGCCAGCAACAATGGAGCATTAAATGGAACGGACAGCAGCATCTGCCCACACACGCATCGACGCTTTGGAGAAAGAAGTGATTGCTATCAAGACTGAAGTCAAGATTCAATTCAAAGATTTGTTCGGTCGCGTCAAGCGTTTAGAGACCATAATGATTGGCGCTACTGGCGCGATCATTTTGTTGCTGCTGTCTATTCTGACAAAGTTGGGATAGCGGCATGGATCCGATTAGCCTCTTCATGGCGGCAACCGCTGCCTTTAACACTGTCAAAAAACTTGTTGAGGCGGGTCGAGAAGTAGAAGATGTGCTTGGGCAAATTGGCACATGGATGGGCAAGGTCAGCGAACTACAAGCCGCTGACAACAAAAAGCCTAGTATCTT